ACCGCGGCACCGGCCCCGCCGGTTGCTGCTTCAGCCCTGGCCGCTTCCTGCTCGGCTGCGGCTGCGGCTGCTGCGGCCTCCCGCTCGCGGGCGAGCTCGTCGGCCCGATCGAAGATGTCCTGAAGCACGGACTCCGCACCGCCCTCGGCCTGCGTCTTGAAGGCCTCTGACCAGGCCTGCGCCGTGGTGACCCCGAGCTCCGTAGCCGCCTCGGCGAACGGGTTCTCGAGCTGACCCAGGACGTCAACGGCCCGCAGCTGGCTGAACTGCTGGTTGATGTTCTTCGCGATCGTGTCGCCGAGGCCCAACCCGACGGTCCGTTCGGCCGCGGCGGCTGCGGCCTTCGCCTCGGCTGCGATGTTGCTCTGCGTGAGACTGAAGTCCACGGTGCGCGACTTGAGGTCCTCGAACGCCGAGATGGCCTTCAGGACGACGACGGAGAGCTGAGCGGAGATGAAGTCGCCGATGCCCTTGAACGTACCGAAGATCGTGGCGGCGAAGGAGTCCAGGGCCTTCTCGATGGCGGTGAGGAAGGTGTTCACGGCCTCGATCAGGCCGCCGAGCAGGGCCTCTCCGATGTTCTCGAAGTTGAACACGTTCTTGATCACGGCGAAGGTGGCGCGGAAGAGGCCGGCCACTGCGTCGAGTCCGATGGCGACGACCGTGAGCATGTCCTTGATGCCCGAGCCGGCGTCCACCCCGAGGCCGGCGAAGATGGGTGCGATGATCCCAGTCAGGCCCTCGAATGCGGCCTTCACCGTCTCGACGGCTGCCGACATGAAGTCGCCGAAGGTGGTGGCCTCCCCCTGGACGAGCTTGAGCTCGTCGCCGAACGCGATCAGGGCCGCGACCGCCAGGGTGATGCCCGTTGCCAGGACACCGACCGGGTTGGTCAGGAGCGCAACGCCGAGAGCGCGAACGCCGGAGATCGCGGCGCCGATCGCCCCCTTCGCGAACTTGACGCCGAGCAGGATGATCAGGAACTCCAGCGAGTCCACCACGGTGCCGATGTTGCTGGCGAGGGAACGCAGGCCGCGAGTGATCGCGTCGAAGAAGCCGCGGAAGGCGCCGGAGGCCCCGCCCGTACCGATCTCGAGGATGAGTCCCTCGAAGGCCGACTTCATCCGGAGCAGCGCCCCGTTGAGGTTGTCGTCCATGATGTCGGCGACCCGCTTGGCCTCGCCCTTCATGGTCGCCATCTTCTCGATCATTTCCTGGAACTTCGGGATCCGGTTGGCGAGGATGTCACCCGCGGCGCCGAACCGCTTGCCGAAGATCGCGGCGCCGAACGCGGCTGCCTCGGTCGTGCCGGCCAGCTGCTCGAAGACGGGCTGGAGGTTCGCGAGCACCCCCTCGAGACCGAGCGTGGCGATGTCCACATCCTCGAGCTTCAGGCCGTACCGATCCAGGGCCTCGGTGGCCTCCTCGGTGGGCTTCGACAGGTTCAGCAGGACTGCTCGCAGGGCCGTTCCGCCTCGCGTGCCCCGCAGGCCCCCCTCCGCCAGCACGCCGAGCGCAGCGGCAGTCTCCTCGACTGTCAGACCCAACTGCTTCGCGTTCACCGCGGCGAACGTGAACGCCGCACCCATCTCGGACACGTTCGTCTTGGATGAGTTCGCGGCGATGACGAGGTTGTCGGCGATGGAGGAGGTGTCCGTGGCCTCCAGGTTGAAGACCTTCATCGCGGTGGTCGTGATGTCGGCCGCTTCGGCGAGGCTGATCGCGCCGGCCTGGGCAAGGATGAGGGAGTCGCCGACGGCGTTCAGGGAATCGGTCACGTTCAGGCCCGCGCGAGCGAGCTCGACCAGACCCTCACCGGCCTGCGTCGCCGTGAACCGGGTGCTGATCCCAAGCTCCTTGGCACGCTTCGTGAGGAGCTCCATCTCCTTGGACGTGGCGTTGGTGACGCCGGCCACCGTGGACATCACCTGCTCGAACTGAGCGATCGTACGGATGGCCTTGAAGATGACGGCCCCGCCCCCGAGGATACCGAGCATACGGCCCAGGGAGGCGCGGGTCTTGTTGGACTGCTGCTCGATGCCCTTCAGATCACGCTTGACCTTCGACGCGCCGGGACGCGTGTTCGGGTTGATGACGACGTTGATCCTGTAGTCGGGCACGGTCTACTTCTTGGCCTTCCGCTTCACGTCTCTCTTGTCCGCCCGAGCTCGGCCGGCGTTCTCGTCCTTGATCCAGGTCAGATACGCATCGTCGAGCTCCCGCATCACGTAGATGAACGTGGATAGCATACCCTCGTCCAGTCCAGCACGGTCAGCATACTCTACAACGTAGTTCCACGGGATCGGTCCGGCCACCTGGCCGAAGGAGCGGGTGGTGTTCAGGCTCCAGAAGGCGTTCAGGAACCACTCGTCACCAGCCGGGATCTCCGGGCGATCGAGATACCACTGCGGCGGTGGCCGCCCCTTCTCGAGGCCGACCTGTACAGAATAGCCGTCTCGCTGGTTGCGGAGCTCCCAGGCGAGACGGTCCTTCAGTTTCCCGCCTGTTCCGCCACCGCTGCCTCGTCGGGCGTGTCGTCATCGACGAAGTTCATCGGCGCCGTGCAGAACTGGCGCAGATCGTCGAAGAGGTAGTTCGGCAGGGCCTGGAAGAACTGGAGGCAGGCCTCGGCGCTGAAGGGGACGGCCTTGCCCTTGTCGTCCTTGACGGCCGACCAGCCCTTGACGACGTACCGGGCGTAGAGCTCACGGTCCTCGTCGCGGTTGCGCTCCAGCATCTCGCGGCTGATGCGGCCGGCGCGGAACCGCTGCGCGAGCTTCGCGTTGCGCTTCAGCAGGGCGTTGTGGTAGGGCCGATTCGCCTCGGTCGCCGCCATGCAGTCCAGAGACGGCTCGCCGTCGATCTGGTAGAACACGAAGGGCACAGTGCCCTTGGGGACTTCGTAGCGGCTGAGATGCTTGAAGGACATCAGAACTCCTGACTTGGACCGTTGTGGTTGACTGCCGTCTAGGGCAGGTGGGGGAAGAGCGACACGCCGATGGAGGTGCCGAGGGTCGGGTCTTCGAAGGCCGTGCCCTGGAGCGTGATCAGGATGGACTCGTTGACCGGGAAGGACTTCCCGCCCCCGCCGAGCGTCATGGCCGGGATGTCAACGAACACCCCGCCGTCGTCGTTCTCGACGCAGAACTCCATGGTGACCGTGGTGTTGGCGCGGATGGCCGCGGGGACGGCCGGGTCGGTGAAGATGACCTCCGTCTCGATGTCCACTTCGAAGTTGCCCGTGTTCATGTACTTGGCGCCGAGCAGGCCGAGGATCTTCTCGGGGCTCACGTTGTTGCCGAGGGCCAGGGACATGGACTTGAAGTCGGTCGTCAGGCCGGTCTCGTCCACCTGGGTGATCCGGAGACGGGCGAAGTCGGCCGAGGTGTTGAGGGCGCCGGTCTTGACCGGATCCTGCGGGGTGGCGCCGTTCGTGGCGCGACTCGTGGTCGGGTCGTTGGTGTCGGTCCCCACGAAACCGTAGGACACGGTCGCCTTGTCGGTGAGGGGCAGGTTGAACGTGACGACGTTGCAGAGGTTGCCGAGGGCGTACTCGTACTCGTCGGTCCCGACGCCACCCAGGTCGGGGTAGGTTCCCTCGAACTGGAAGTACCTCTCGATGAAGTCCGAGTCGTCCACCGGCACGTTCTTGTAGAACCGGCCGTAGAGCAGATCGACCGAGGAGCCGACCTCGTTGCCGCCCCCGTCGAGGGTGCCCGTCGAGATGTTGGTGATCTTGTCGAGGGTGATGAGGGCCGCGGTGATGGCCGTGATCCGGCCCCAGATGGCGCCGTTGGTGAAGTCGTTCGTGGTGGAGCCGACCCGGATGAACTGGCCGACCGAGAGGCCGAGCGTGGACAGGTCGATGAGGACCGACCCGATCTGCTTCGCGGTGTCGTCCCAGGTCAGGTCGGTGAAGCGGAACCCGGCCACCTCCATGGAGGCGTTCGCCTCGTTGGAGGGCGTCTCATCCACCAAGGTGCCGGCCACGGTGATGGTGGAGGTCGTGGTGCCGGCGGCGTCCACCGCGAACAGGCCGTTGTTGGCCGTGTTCGCGAAGCCGCGGGTCTTGATCAGCGTGCCCTCGGCGAGCGCCGCGGACAGGGCGTCGTGCGTGAAGTTGTCCGTGGCCGCGACCGCTGCGAGGTTGTCGCTCAGGCCGCCCGACTTCACGTTCACCATGAGCGTGGCGTTCGCCTGGATCGCCATGACGAAGCCGGAGATGAAGTCCTCGAAGGAGTCCATCGTCCAGTCGGCGTCGAACTCGACCGCGGAATCGAGATCCGTGATCGTGCCCTTGCGCCGCTGGCGGTTCTTCGAGATCGGGCTGCGCTCGACCGTGGTGATCGTGGATCCGAACGTGTTGATGGCGTTCGGCTCCAGGAGCTTCCAGACGGGCTGTGCCGGCAGGACGCCAATCGTGGTCTCTTCTGCATACGCGAGCGAGAAGTTGTTGGTGAGTACACGAGCCATGAGTCTTCTCCGCTACTTCGTTTCCTGGTAGTCGAACGGTACGTCCACCAGATGGCTTTGCCAACCGTCTGACACACCGACCTCCCGGATGCTGCCCGACTTGAACCGCAGTCCGTCGAACGAGACGGCCTCCACTATACCCTGGGCAAGCGTCGCAAGCGTATCTGCTTCCTTGAGCCCCGTATCGGGTTTCGTGAAGATCTGGACGAACACGCGGGCGAACCGATCGAATCGGCGTTGCCCAGGGGGTCCGAGAGAGGCTTGCTGGCCGAACTCGTTCCGGACGCTGATGCGGATCCACGCCGAGCCGTCCGACGGCGGATCGAAGGCCTCGTTGTCGAACGTCAGGGGCGTGGTGACGCCCCATTGGGTGAGGAACCGCTCGTAGACAGCGTCTCTTGCCTCGTTGAGGGTCGTCAAGAGACACCTGCGATCGTTCTGATGCCCCGAACGGCCCGTTCAATCGCCGCTTGGACGAAGCCGGCAGGGGCCTGCTTAGACGACCCCTCGTTCAGGAAGACGATGTACGGCACGTTGTTCGAGATCCAGACGGGGCCTTGGTGGACGGAATAGAGCAGCATGCTACCCTGACCGGCGCTCAATGCCGCTGTGGAAGCCGGCGCCGGCCCGTACTCTCCGGCCGGTGTGGTGATGGGGCTGCCGATGTTGATCAGCCAGTTGCTCCGCGCCCACCCCGTGTCTACCGGCGTGCCCCCTTCGGACGCGGCCTTCACCAGGTTGGCGACGATGTCCAGGGCGAGCTTCCGTATGATCTGCGTGGCTACGTCGTTGAGCCCCTTGATGATGCTGTCGATCTGTCGATCCTGAGCCATCCTACTGACGGTAGCTCTGGGAGACCAGCTTCCAGGTCACGACCGCGGCGGACAGGACCGTCGAGACGGTGACCTTGATGCGGCGGATGGGGCCGAGGACGTTGAGCGCGACCAGGGCTGCCGCATCCAGCACGTTCCCGGCCGGTGCCTGGAGGGCCGGCGCCGACGGCTCATAGCCGACCGTGACCGTGAAGCCCCCGGTCGCCCCGCCGACGTCGATGGGGTCTCCGCTGACGTCGAACATCTGGATGCCGAGCCAGGTGTTGGGGAGGGTCGGCTCGTCCAGCGTGATGTCGATACTGTCGGTCGGGCCGGCAACGGCGGAGACTGCAGAGCCGAAGTCATCCTCTCCGACCTGCTTGAATTCTGCGATGACAGCCATGGGGGTCTCCT